CACTGGAATGGCTAACCATTGCACGCACTCTTTCAGAAGAATCACTAACATCCATCAATGGAAACACAAACCAGCACTACATACGTACAGGTTCCAGTGCAAATGCTGTGGGCATCGATGGAATGTGTACTTTGACCGGACTACCAAAAAGGAAATCCAAGTTTCGTTAAAAGACTTTCCTAACAATCGCCGTAGGTTTACGCCTGCAGAAATCAAAAAGATTCTTGAGGACTGGCGGTTTGATCACACCTTGGCGAAAGCTATGGATGTTCCGCTCCAGACAATTACGTCCATTCGGACAGGGCGGACGTACAAGGATTTATGCCCTGAAATTCCACGTAGGGGTATAAAGCAGCGCCAGCAGCAGGGAAATGGCTGCGTCAAGTGCAAGCACTGGCACAAGGACACGTGCGACTTTGATATTCCTGAGGCTGGCGAGGCTGGATTTTTTACCGAGTGTTCTCTTTTTTCTGAGTAATGGCAGTCACGATTAACAGCAGGCCGTGCCAGCAGTGCGGTAAGCACACGACGAACCCGGTCATGTGTATGAGGTGTTATCGCTCCAGTCCGGCGGGCCTTGAGGAGATTCGGATGGATCGGTTGCGCCAGAGTTACAAGCCTCAGGAGGATGGGGGGCCTTGCAAGCACTGCGTTCATTGGGGGAAGCGGTGTTTGCTGGGACTTCCCGAGGGTGGGACACTCGCGGCGGCGGTGTTGTGCTCGGCGCGGGAGGTTGACAGCCTGCTAGAGTAGTAGGGTACAAGTTGCCCTACCAGGCTTGGACTTTCTTCTCGGTATCGAGCACCTCCACACGCTCGATGATGAACGGCTGATCGCGTTTGACTCGGAGACGACGCAGCTCCAACCAAAGATGGGCGGGATGCGGCTTTTGCAGTTGGGTGCCCCAGGCAAACCGCCTGTGGTGCTCGACTGCTTTGACTTGGACGACAACGATTGGATTGTCCTTGAGTATTTTTTCGGCGTGGAGCGCACATGGGTGGCGCACAACGCGGTATTTGACCTCGGCTGGTTACAGGAGCACGAGATTTATCCGGCTGGCAAAGTGCTCTGCACCATGCTGGCTAGTCGGATTCTTACCAACGGGATGCCCAATGTGAAGCACGGGCTCCAGCACTTGGTGAAGCGTTACCTGCACGAGGATATTTCTAAGGAAGAGCAAAAGAGCGACTGGTCGGGTGAGTTGACCGAAAGTCAGCTGGAATATGCGGCGAAGGATGTGCTGGTGTTGTTGGATTTGTTTGATCAGATCCAGCAGCGGATGGCGACGGCTGCGCTCCATCCGGCTTGGTACTTGGAGTGCAATGCGTTGCCAGCAATGGCGCAGTTGTGGCGGACAGGATTGCCGTTTAATGAAAAAGATCTAAAACAGCTCATTGAAGATTTGGACATTGAGCACTACGAAGTAGGCGAAAAGTTTATTGAGGACTTTGATGTTGCCTTGCCTGATGGGGACAAACTGTGTCGGGGAATTGATGGCAAACTGCTGTACCAGACAAAGCCTGGGCCGAAGGGTAAAAAGGTAGACCCGAATGTTTTTAACCTCAATAGTCCTGCGCAGTTGCTGAAAAAATTCACCGCGTTGTTGGGTGAGGCGCCGATTGATGCCAAGAACGGGAAGCCCAGTGCCAGTCGTATGGCGCTTCAGGAGTACGTTGGCGATCACAGGATTGTTGCTGACTATCTGCGCTGGAAGAAAGTTGAAAAGAAGCGGCAGATGGCTGAAACACTGTTGAAGAATCTGGGGAAGGATGGATTTATTCGTGCCAGCTATATGCAGATGGGGGCTGACACCGGAAGGATGAGTTGCATGAGTCCAAACTTGCAACAGATTCCAAGGGATCAGCGGTTTAGGGCTTGTGTTCAGGCGCCAGAAGGATGGAAGTTTGTGGTGGCGGACTATGGGCAGATGGAGTTGAGGTTGGCGGCGGCGGAAGCTAAGGATTCTCTTATGACTCAGGTGTTCCAGCAGGGGAAAGACCTGCATACGATTACGGCGACGCAGATTTACGGTGTTGCGGAAGATGCGGTTACGAAGGAACAGCGGCAAGTCTCAAAATCGGCAAACTTCGGACTCCTCTACGGCAGTGGCGCAAAAGGACTCAGGAACTACGCAGCAGCAATGGGGATCCAGATGGATCTTGATGAGGCTGCGGAAGTCCGGGAAAAGTTCCACGCTGCATATAAAGGCATCTCCGCATGGCAGCGCAAAAATGCTCGCGATGCTGATGCGGCTAAGGACAATCCATCTATCCGCATACGCATCTCGGGCTTGCGGCGGTTTTTACCGGGCGAGAACAACAAACTCACCACGCGCTGTAACACCCCAATCCAGGGGGCTGGTGCAGCAGTCCTCAAACTTACGCTCGGCAAGCTGTGGCCGTTACTCCACGCCGACGGGGAGGACGTGGTGCGTTTGGCCGGCGTGGTGCATGACGAGATCATCCTGCTCGTCGCTGAAGAACACGCAGACACCTGGGCGCTCCAGCTCCAGTCAGTGATGGAGGAGTGTGAGGCCAAGTGGTTGGGTGATATTCCGCCGCTTGCCGAAGCTAAGGTCGGGGATAGCTGGGATCAGGCAAAGTGAACCAAGAACAGATCGAGTACCGCGTGCGGATGCACCCGCGTCACGGTGGTACTCACGATCTGTTTGTTACTGCTCCAGATGCTTTCGCCGCGAGGATGAAGGCACTGGAGCTTTGCCCTGACCAGCATGTCCAGTCGATCTTACGAGTCTCAGATTTAGTCTTATGAGTCGCAGCCGCACAGGTAGGGAACTTGTGATGGAGTGGCTGATGCGGGAGATTAGGCAGGCGAAGACTGCGGATTTGCATCGGGCTGCAGCATTTTTGGAGTGGGCGCGGGGTATTCGGAAGGGCTGTACCAAGCAGCGTTCCAGTGCTCGGGCGGCACAATCCAATGCTTGGCGGAAGGATGTGGATGATGACGTGCGGTGGCGGGTCTAGTGTGTCGCAGTATGCTATTGTGTAGCAGACTAGAGAAGCAGCAATGCCGCTGAAGCACGGGTCAAAAATTTACTGCCAGTTGCTGCTGGACAGCCATCGGTACAAATTGGCGGAGCAGCTTGCAGCCAGCGAAGGCAAGCGGGTAACTGGAATGTTGCGAGATATGGTTTACGCCGCCTTGGAGAAAGCTGTTCCAACGTCGGATTACAAGGCTGCAGAGGCTGCTGATAAGGCGGCTTGGGCGGAGTCGGTGCAACGGCGGGTGCAGGGAAGGATGCGCTCCAAGCAAGAAGGAAGTGGGTCAGGACAAGACGCATGAGACTTAGTGAAATGTCTTCATAGTCTGGTTCCAGTGGGCTAAACTTACTAGGCTTACACAGTAATTTATTTGAAGTGATGACGCGCTATGTCGTCATGGTTGAGGATCGCTGGGTTACGGCGGTTTACGGCCCTGGCAAAGGAATTGGTCTCACCGCATCCAAGGAAGACGCATCCAGCTGGATTACATATGAACGTGCTGTCGCTGCGGCGAGAGCTGTTGCTGAGTGCACTAACAGCCACGTTGCTGTTCATAGCGTCGATGAACCCGCCTACCCCAAATCATGGAAGTAACTCCGTTCCAGCAGCAACTCGACCCTGAAGTTCGTCTCGGTGAAGGTCGTTCACGAACTAGTGCGCCGAAAACTGCTTTGTTTGAGTTGAAAATTTGGTTGCCTGGGCAAGGAGCAATGCGGGACTTGATTCGAGCGGAGTCGCTCCAGCAGGCTTTGACGTTTGCTGCAAATCGTTACCCGAATTGCAAGGTCGAAGTGCCGGATGCCGTGGCGAAAAAGCCTAGGCTGGTGCGCTCGAACAATGGTCCGAAAGAATCGGCCCGGCGTCGTCTCAAACTTGTGGAAAGTAAAAATGAGCAAGCCTGAACTCGCTGAGTGGGCACGCCAAAACTGGGGGCAGGTGATCGTTGATCACTCTCGGATGGAACTGCTCGAAAAGTTGTACGAGTGGGATGGACGCTCCAATCCCGAGCATCCGCAGCACCATACGTACACCGGGCTGTACCAGAAGTACAACCAGAACTAGGCCGAGTCGCGGTCTAGTCCGAATTGATCGGCCAGGTTATCGGCGGCTTCGCGGATAGCCCAGGCCGATTTTGTTCGTTCCAGCTGGTGAAGTGTGTTCAGTACCAAGGCGGCTTCAAGAAGGGCGCGGTAGTCTTGGCGGTTGAACAAGTCAACTAGCCACTGGTCTGTTGCGGCCTTGTGGAAGTTGGACTCGGTGCTGTGTTCGATGGGGTGCATGATCACTTTGGGCGGATTTTCATGAACCAGCCTGTGTCGTTGCCTTCGATGAGCCAACGAGGAAGCCAGTTTTTGCGGGAATAAGCGACACCGGCGCCTCCTTTGTTACTGACGTAGCCGCCAGTAGACAGGTTGGCCTCGCCGAATGGGTCGTTGTGGATGAAGTGGGTTGGCGTAAATCCCACGACTACGCTCCAGTGGCCCGTGCCGCTTGGGTCGTTGACTGGACCTTTGTGTAACCAGCCCACAGGAACTGGATGACCGTGGGCGATTTCGGTTTCTAGGTCCTCGACTGTGCCATCCATTTCGAAGGTGGCGGTGAATCCCAGTGATTTCAGTGCGGCAATTTGCGCTTTGGGGTCGGTGGTATCACCAAAACGGGCGCGGATCTTGTTGTACTCGTAATCGCCTGAGATCTTGCCGTAGTAGCGGGCGACCATTGCGCAGCTGGAGCTGAAGCATTGGCGGTAACCAGTGGCTCCATCGTCTGGACCTAGCTGGTATTCGTAGGCAACCTTGAGGATTTTTTCTTTTGGATTGACGAGGGGTTTCGTGCCAGCGTGCTGGTCCATCAGCTCGATCAGCTTGCCGGGGTAATTGGGGTCGGTGGCGTAACCTTCTTTATGTAACCACTTGGCAGCTTCCTCGCGGGTTGCAGCGTTGTTGCACCCTTTGTAGTTTTTGTAATCTTTGTACCAGTGGTCGACTAGGTACATTACACAGGACAGTAAATCGGGGAAATCAATAAAGCTGTCGGTGATCGTGATCCACTGTCCGTTAATAAATTCTTGGGTTTTCTTGTCGCTGCCTTCGCCTTTAAGGCCAAAAAAATTGTTTCTGCCTGAAACTAGTTTTCCGTAACTGGATTCCAGTGCCCATTGGGCGGCTACAAGTTCTGGGAATTTTGCTCCGGCAACGCGGGCGGCTTCGAGGATTCCTTCCCAGCTGTTGGGGAAATTGGTTTGTTTACCGGCAACACTCCAAGTTTTGAACCAGCCTTGGTCCCGGCCCAAGATGTGGGGGTTGGCCTTGTTGATGGCTTGCTCCAGTTCGGTGATGGCCGCCATCTGGTGAGGCAGCCCTTTGTAGAACCGGAACAGGTCGCCGAGGCGGAGTTTGTTGTTTGCCATGACAAGGCCCTCGCGTGGATTAGCGGCGACGTTTTGGAAACGCGAGTCGCAAAGCTTGAAGCACCAGCTGGATCCAGCTGTTGGACTTCAGCTTGCTCATGCCAATCAGTTCGGAGCCGGCGGCTACAACGACGGCGGCGACGGCGATTTGTTGGTCAGTCATAAAAAGCTACGGCTTTTCTTGAGTTTAGCTGTACTAGAAAAGAGGACCAGTGCGCGTAATAGTTTCTACCGCTACATTCTGTGCAGCCACTGCTGGGTATGGACCATCGCATTGAAGATGGCGAATACTTAAACAAAAAAGAAGCAAAGGCGCGATTTAGGCAATCAATTCTTAAACATTGGCAGAACAAATGTGCCTATTGTTCTGTGGACTTAGGACGGTCGGCGACACTGGATCACGTACACCCCAAGATGCGGGGTGGTCATACGCACCAGCAGAACTTGGTGGCGTGCTGTTTTGCGTGCAATATCTCGAAGTCGGCTGAGGACTGGATTGAGTGGTACAGAGATCAGTCGTTTTGGGAGCCGCATCGGGAGGATGCGATTGTGCAGTGGATTACTGGTGGTCTGCTTTAGGATTCCAGCCCATGCCTTCGAGATACATCATTGCGATGTAGTGGTCTTCGGCGTAGCGGCAAACGCTGTTTAGGCAGGCGCGGTAATACAGTTCACCGCGTTCGTTCTCCAGCTGGTCCAAGGTGTAGCCGTTACCGAAGTCGGTGGTGTGGACGACGCTCATTTGTTTTGATTGCCGACGGTCATTTCAATTTGACGAACACGAGATTCAAGGTCGGCTAGACGTTCCTTACTGTCGTTTTTAAGTTCTTGAATATCAGCGGCAACAGTTCCTACTGACTGATCGAGCTTTGCGACTTGCATAAAAAGACCGCCCAAACCTAAGACCGCTGCGGTCAAAAGG